AGACGGTTGAGAATGCGTCCACATATAAACATTATCGTCATAAATATGCACAGAATGCACCAGATGTGACCACAAGCCTAAACAAACGCGAATAGTTCGTTCTCCAACCGGGGTTTCAAAATCAATGAATTGAGAGAGCCATGTTACAAATATTTCCCAAAAGATTGCCCATAAAATCTGCGCAACCAGAGAACCGTCGAAGTTTCCAAAGTCACCAGCGATCACATGACTACCTTTCATTTTCATTCGTTTTGCTATTCTCTCCCAATCTTGAGAATAAACATTGGTTCCAACGGCAATTTCATTATCAATACGATTGTGCATTAACCACGCAGCGAAAGGAAGAAAATATTGTCGGAATGCAACAACAAAATGTTGTGGACCAGCAGAGAAAACGCGAGTTTTACCGACATCTACCTTAGCGATGTCACGACGTTCGTCTTTCAACGTGTCAACAAATACAACGTTAGAAATTCGACCTTTCGCACAATCCTCAATCAAACCTTCTACATCTCGCCGCAAAGCTAAAGCATTTGCACTAGTGAAATCAAAATTGTCGTTGGTGCCCATCCAATGTTGTTTGCCGGGTGCACTTCGTTTCATCTGAGCATAAGGAAAACCTGGTGAGGTAGTGCGGTTCACAGCACACATAAATTCATCATCTTGTGTACCACGAATAGCCTCCTCATAAGATAAAATACGTTGATATTTACTCTTATCCAGATTCTTGCTATATTGATTCAACATCACACGGCAAACATCCCGAGCCGCACTCAGAACTTCATCATCACCCAGCACGGCAGTATCAACACCACACTTTTTAAGTCCCGACAGTAAAGGATTATGTACCTTTCCATTCAGAATCGTGGGTTTCAATAGTGCTGGTTTCATTATAGGAGCAGATAATTTTCCATATATTTTAGAGTGAATAATGGACGAATTCACTGCTTGCCCGACTCTAATCGAAGATTTACCTAAAGCATAAAACTTACCTTCGGGTACGTCACTTTCTTCGAGAGGGTTGACACATTCAGGAATTTCATAATAAAACTGGGAAGAAATGTTCTTCTTATTGCGCTTAATCAATTCCAAACACGCGTCTTCAATACATTCTTGAGTCAGAGGACACGCATAACCGTGTTCTTCAGCGTCATTTCCAGCAATGTGCATACCAATTATTTTGCGCTCTAAATATTTGTTATACAAACCAACTAAAGAACCGCAATCACCTGTGCGTGTCGGAGCATTATATTCATAACAATCACGTTGTATGTATGATTCTTCGGGATATTCACAACCATCCTCAGGGTGGAAAATCTCAATCTTCTTATCGCAAGGGCGCACAGCGTTCAACCAATTGTAAACACGGTATAGACCCATATTATTGACATGGAAGGTTGCCATAGCCCCACTAAAGATTCCTTTAAGCATACCTTGATCTGAAGTCTTAACGAAATGGCGAACCAAATCTCTATGTGGCGTGCACATTCTTGAGTGCAAGTTAACTAATACACAATCCCGGAAATCTCCATTCTTAAAAGGTATTTGTACACAATTCTCACTTAAGGTGAAATCATCCGTACCTGCGGTAAAGAAGTGAGATAGTGGTATCTGCATCAAATCCTCCGACATCTGTTGGGAAAAAGAAACTATGGTGCTTGGAGGTAATTTACGTGCAAACAGAGCTTGAAGGAAGTGATAGGGCATAATAAAAGACCAGCCTCGAACAAATGTGCAATTACCAAGTTGGTGCCGTTTATCACCGCGGAAATAGGACATTCTATAGGTGTTCTTCTGAAAAACATCAACCATAAGATTTTGTGCTGCATCGTCTGAACATCCCTGTGTGGCTGCAACAGCGGTAAGTTCCTCGACATCAGCTTCTACTCGTTTGACCTGAGCTTTGTTTGTTTTAGAATCTCCCGATTGTCCAACTTCAGCCCAGATTCCAACTTTCTTCTTACGGTCACGATCCAAAAAAAACTTTCCAAGCCATGAATCTTTAGCTGACCACTGAGCAAGTTCGCGTTTCTGATATTTATTCAAATCCTCATAGCTGAAATTATCAAATTCCTCGTCAGTCATAGTATTGAAGGCAGACATTCGATGCATTCCACATTCATCACACGAAATCTTAATTGTACCATCATCATCCCGATACCATTCACTCTCAACCACTGGTTTCACATTTTTCTGCGTTTTTGCGTCACCAGACCTTTCCATCTCTGCCCAAATTCCAATTTTCTTCTTTCGGTCACGATTAAGGAAAAATTTGCCGAGCCAAGAATCTTTGGTAGACCACTGAGCAAGTTCACGTTTTTGATATTTATTCAAATCCTCATAGCTGAAATTATCAAACTCTTCATCGGTCATAGTGTTGAAAGCAGAAGTTCGATGCATACCACACTCGTCACAAGATACCTTGATTGTGCCATCATCATCACGGTACCACTCGCTCTCGACTACAGGTCTCACAGTTTTCTGCGTTTTAGCATCACCTGATACACCTACTTCAACCAATTTGCGGGGTAAACGCACAGTTTTAGCATCGCCAGACGGGGCAACCTCAGGCGTAACCGATTCAAAAGTTTTCGAGAACCAGTGATACATAGCCATAGCAGATAGTGCTACACCAACCATTCCAAGAGCTGTAAGTATGGGGTGCTCAGAAATAACCTTCTTAATTTCTTCATACTTTCTCGCCAGATAAGTCTTACAATCACTCAAACAAATATCCATGCGATCTTTATATTTCTGCCAACGAGAAACTGGTTTCATTGTTGTCTTAAATTGGAAATATTGAGCAAACACATCAGGGTCTGAAGCATAATCGAACTCAATTTCTTCCAGAGTCTCGCCTTTAACCATACGCTTAGCAATATCGTCAATAAAATCAAAGCAATCTCCATATTCCGATTTTTCCTCAGGTTCGACTTGAGCTCGAATAGCATACTCTTCTAAAAATTTAAGCTTATCCATTGAAGATTGTTTTGCTTCTTTCCATTTGGCACACACCGTTGCCGCAAAGGTTTCATAATCAATGGGTGCACCAGACTCGATCCAGCCAGCGTCGCTTTTCTCATCTCGAACGATTTTTTGGAATTCGTACACGGAAAGATCGATGGCTTTTGTTTTGTCCAGTTTACTCTTGTCCAACTTTAAGTAAGTCATACCAGAATTTCCCTTTTCCGTCAAAATACCGTACTCCTTCTTAGGTTGAACCTTATAGGCCATATCACCCATCCGGTTAAAAAAAGCATCTGGAAAAGTAATAGATTCTAGTTTGACATTATAATCATTTGTTGTATACAAAAGCAATTCAGCAGCAGAAAATGTATTTTTATCGTGAAGAGCCGCCATGTGCAAATGTTGTGGGAATGTATTACAAGACCGGATAACTTCAAAAATTTCAGGGTTGGCTGCAGTTTTGTCGTCTTTCTTTTGAAAGGCGTCATCATAAATAACAATTTTCTGTCCTTTATATCCATCCCAAAATTCAGTTTCCACCTGACGGCCGTAAACCTGATGATGAAAATCATCCTTTTTAATCATACCCATTGTGCGCAATACGTCAATACATAGCGGGTAAACCATCTCTGTCTTGCCTACACCAGATTCACCCACTAACCACAAACAAATTGGACGCATACGTGGCCCACCTCCCTTAACAGGGGAACAAGATACGTACTCATACAGTTTCATGGCAGGCAGCATAGTGGTGTGCACCAGAGCTGCCATTTCCTTACTCAAATAAGGTTCGCTTTTAAATTTCAAGCCTTTCAACCACAGTTGTTCGACTCGATTCGCTGTTTCTGTGTCCAAATCAATTTTGTTACGCTGATCCAACTCCAGGTAATGGCGAACCTCTTCAGCCCATGCCTGTATTTCACCATAAATACCATTTGCTCTCTGTAGCTCTTCCTTAGTTTTACCAAGAACCATCATTTTAATTTGGTCATTAGCCACATTAAAATATTCTGAACAGTAATCTGTAATTCTCTTAGCTCCATCCATAGACTTAGGAATGCGATCCAGGCGAGCCAAATAATTATCCCAATCTTGCTTACCAGGAATTTTCTTAATAGATACAAAAGCCAACACTGCGAAAATAATTTTCCCACATGTATGGAACCATGGATGGTATACTATCTCCTCAACAGTGTCTTCCAAAGCTCCCTGTGAGAAAATTTTCCTCTTCAAATCCATAATCATATCGATCAATTTTTGGTCAAAACCATAAAATTTAAATATAAAGACAAGAACCACACACAAAGCTACACGATATTTCTTCCAAACCATAAGCAAACGAACAAGCAAAACAACCAAAACAATTTTCATCATATCCTCTTTCAAAGAAACACATTTATCAGTTGTATTTATTACAGTAGCTTGAATGTTAGCCTGTAAACCGGGGAGAGTATTTTCCAGAAAGTCACAAATACGAGTCAAATTTCCATTCATTTGTTCTGTATCTACACCATCTTTAATTCCAGCGGAAATCTGTTTAGCCAACTTATCAAACATACCTTGGGAGTAAATTTTCTGTGATTTAATTTGGCGGCGCAATTCCTTCAATAACGTTTTAATCTTGTCGTCGCGTCGTTCAAGTGCCTTTTCCAACCGTACAAATCTAGGGTCGTTGTAGCGATAGTATACGGGGCGCGATTGAACAGGGCCAGGATTGGTCTCAACATCTCCAGACAGCAATAGTAGCATTTGACGTGCTGCTTCTTGCTTAGGATTCTTCTTACCAACACCCTGGGTGACAACAGTGTAATCGAGGAACTTGCATGTGCACCTAAATACAGGCAATTCTCGGGGGGATTCCAACGCATCAAAATCATATTTCACTTCTTTCTGAAAAACATCCGCGATCATCTTAAGATTAGAAACGTTATTCTCCACAAACATCATCTTATTAACTAAGTATTTGTTGAAACAGGCCATAACTTTATCAGATTCCAATTTTATCGTTAAGCGCAAGATCATGTGTCACGTGTTTCTCCCTTGCTTAGGGGGAGACGACAACGCCCTCTGGGAAC